TATTCTTCCAGCTATTTCTTTATCACTAAATATTTTTACAAATTCAATTAAAGCGCATAATATCATGTATACAAACGCTACCCATTGAACTACTATCATATTCTATCACTCCTTAAATTTTTGCATAATAAAAGCACCTACTCATTTTTCTAAGTAAGTGCTTGTTTCTTTTTTACATACTTCTTTTTCCATTCATCATATGTCATATCTGCAGGTACTTTTTTATATCCATTAGTTTCTGTATTTCTTGAAGCTCTTTTTTCATCTTCTGTAAAATCATCAAAATAAGGAACTGTTGTTGTTCTACAATTACAATGGAATGGTGGAGCTGTTAATCCAACCTTATATTCATCTAAATAAAAGAATGGTTCATCTTTATTTCTTCCCTTGTGGTCCATTTCTCTGCATATATTTGATGTCTTCAAGTCTAAAGTAGCTAATATTTGATATTTCTTAACTCCAAGCTTTTTATAAGACTCTAATGCTGCTCTTGAATTAACATAGGCCCTTTCAGTTTGTACTACTCTTTCCACTGCTTTTCTATCAGACTCTAGCTTTTCTGCCCATCTTTCTATTATCTTATTATTACTTTCACCTCTTATTAATGCCTGCGGTAAATCCTTCTCTACTAAATCAGCAACTAACTGTTGTTTTCTGCCCCATAGTCTTTCTGAAAATACTTTTCCATCCGTAGTCCAAGGCTTTTTTAGCATATCATCAATTTCAGATTCATTGTACTTATGCAGATCTACTCCAATATTCAATCCTTTTTCTATCTCATAAGCATTCTTATATATATCATCTTCAAGTCCACTTTTCAAAAGATGGCTAATATCAGTTATTCTTTTTGCATATTCCTTTTCAAGATGATGTTGCATCTGAAATTGTAATGACTCTAATCTAGTTACATGAACTTTAATAGATGCATTTTCTAATTCTTTTCTCCAAGCATCACTTAATATTTTGGATTGGCCATATTTAATATACTGTTGTACTGTCCAATGAAATTCTTCTAGTTCATTTGCATTTAAAATTCGTTGTGCTTCTGCATAAGTTATTTTGTTCTTTTTAGCAAATCTTAGATACCAATATGCAATATCCTTTTGTATCTGTTCTAATGTTTCTTTATGCAGCTGTTCCAAATCCTTTTTATACTGTTCAGAATCCTTATAAGCAGCGTTCTCTAATTCTAATGATCTTTTTTGCCAGTATTCATTATTCCCCACCATAAACACCTACAATAGTATTCTTAAACCATTCTAAAAAATTAAATAAAGTAACAATAAATAATGCATCTTTTGTATTTCCTTCATAAAATAATTGAATAATCAAAAATAAAAACCATAAACATGCACAAAATAAACTCCATTTAGATTTACTGTTCATCTTTATCAGCCTCCTCATTATCATCTTTATTTGGAAATGCACCTTTATAATCATCATTATCTTGCTGCTTTTCTTCGCCTTCTTTTTTCTTCTGTTCTGCTTCCTTATCAGCATCTTCAACGAATGGGTGATTTTTATATAATGTTAAATTACTTAATAGTCCCATAGATGAAGTACATATATCAGCTAATTCTGAATCATTCGTTACTGCTGTCCTAGTCCATGTTTGAATTATTGATTTACATTCAACATTTAGATATCTACATATTGCTCTAACAAACTCACCAAAACCTAATTTAAATTCTGTTTCAGTAAGTCCAGCTTTAAGCTCTAGTAAAGAATATAGAAACTTCAACGCAACACCTGAAGCATTTCCAAAGTCTTGTTGTTGTGGATCTACTCCTTGACCTTGTTCAAATATTGCTTTCCTTGTCATAGTCAAAAGTTTTTCTCTAGCTTCTATTGGAATATCTATTGTTAATGTCTGCAATCCACTTCTATCTCCAGCCCCACTATCATTCACCTTAACAGTCTTATATTTTTTAAGCTGAGACAAGAACTCTCTTGAGTCTTCTCCTTCATAATTAGTAAGTATGAATATTATTTCCTGGATATCCTCAAGATCATTAACAAAGCCACTAAAGACTTTATCATACACGTCTATTAGTGGTTTTACATTATCTAAATCACTTGTCATTAAATTGTTATTTCCAAATGGTATAAATGGAACTCTTTCAAATCCATGGTTAAATTCATTACTTTGTTGATTTGCATTAGAATCTACTATAAAATTACTAAACATTGTATAAATTTCTAATCCTTCATCTATAGTAAGATCAGATTTCTTTCTAAATGCTTGGCATGTAATATCATTCCAATATTCATAAATATCATAAGTTACACCTTCATCATCTGTATCATTATAAACTCTTAATATTCCTAAAAGCTTTTTATTTAAACTACTGGACCATATCGGAATTATTTGCTTACTATCTACTACACCATATTCAAATTCTTTATCATCATTTAACCAATAATGTAACCATGCTATGCCACTATTAGCAGCATTGATACATAAATCCTTACAAACTTTAGCATAGTTGTCTCCTAATAAATCCGTAATTCTTTTATTAGCTTCTTTATTTCCAACATCAAAAAGTGGTGGAGCAGTAAACATATATGATGCTTTTTGATTAACAAGTAATCCATGAAAATTAGAACTTATCCTATTATCTGCATTTCTTAATGGATTTTCTGAATCTTCATCTTTCTTTCTGTCATATGTTAATATATCATTCTTATTTCTGTAATATCTTTCTGCTGTAAATGATTTGCATACTATATCTGAATGACCTGTTGTATGCTTCTTAATTAATTTCTTTACTACTTCTATATCCAATTAATTCACCTCAATTCTTGTGCTAATCTTTTAATTTTTCTATAATGAAATTACAAGTGTTTCCAACACTGAGTACTTATGAAAGGAGTTTAAATATGGGTAAAAATCAATGGGTGTCTCCTCGTAATGGACAGTGGGCTGTACATGGAGAAAGAAATCAAAAAGATACAAAAATCTTTAATACTCAAAAAGAAGCCTTGAACCATGCTATAAAAATTGCTAAAAATCAAAAGAGCGAAGTCATTATTCAAGGTAGAGATGGTAGAATACGCTCTAAAGACAGTTATGGAAATGATTCCTGCCCTCCCAAAGATACTGAAAATTAATCATACTTTGGTGTAATTCTAACCCTGTAACCTTTAATTACATCTATATATTCTGGTGTAATTTCTGCAATAGTTACAGGGATTTTTTCATCAGTTTCTATTACAACTTTTGAATAATCTTTTAATGTTTTTTCTTCATTCATATTTTATCACCACCTTATTTAAATATTGACATACCACTAGGTTTATTTATCATTTCTGCTATTCCAGTTGTAGCATCTGGAGCATCATCATGCTTGTTCTTTCCTTCACGTTGATATTTAATCATGGCATTATAATATTCTGGCCATCTGTCTTTCCAATTTGACGGAAAGTATATATGTTCCAGTACCCAAGTTGAATTACTAAGTATCCTAGCTTCTTTATTCTTAGATTGATGAAATGGCTTAATAACTGTTTTATTGCTGCCAAACTTCTCTTTTAATATTCTTTTTACATTTCTTGCAAAGCCTTCTCCACCATTGTTACTCTCAATATCTGCTTTATTGACATTACCTTGATATAACATCTTAGCAGTTTCATTTTCAGTAACTGACATATCCTTTTGTGTATAAAGTACGTCTAATATATAAGCTTCTTTATCATAAACACCATAGTTAATACTACATAAGTAATCCTCTCCCTTGTCTGCTGTATCTGTATAGTTCTTAATAGCTGTAAATAGTAAATTACCATTACTATCCTTAGGCAATTCTGTATAGGTCTTAAGTTTAGGATATAAACGACCTTTTAAGTCTATAGGCTCTTGTTGATAATTTGCACTTGCTATATCTGCCCCCATAGTCTTAATTTTATTTTCATATGACTTTCTACTTAATACTTCATCACAAAGCATTGTTCCATCATCTTGAAGGGCTTTCATAGATATATGCTTAATCTTTCTGTCAGCCATTTCTTCAAGTACTTTACCTGCTAAATCATCACTGGCCCATCTAGTCATTATGATTATTATTTTTCCGCCTTCTTCTAAACGTGAAAGCATTGTATTAGTAAACCACTCCCAGTGCTTTTCTTTAACACCTTCGTTATTGGCTTCTTCTGCATTCTTGATTAAATCATCAATAATCATTAATGAACATCCAAATCCTGTTGCTGTTCCAGTAGGAGATGTGGCAAGATAATTATTATATCCGCCTTCTAAGCTCCATAAGTTCATAGCACCATCACCACGCTTTATGGCTACATCAGGAAATACATCACTGAATACTGGTTTATACTTATCTGCCTTTTCTTCCTGGATGCTATTTCTAACATTCTTAGAGAACATAGTTGAAAGAGTTTCATTATATGATCCAGTCATTATCTTTTCAGTTTGATTTTTACCAAGTACCCATTCAACAAATAATCCTGCCGTTCTTGATTTTCCATGTCTAGGAGGTTCATTTACTACAAGTATTTCATCTTCACCCTCATAGAACTCTTGAAGGTCATTACATAGCTCTACTAGATATTTTCTATTTGGTTTATAAAAGTCAGGTGCTTTTAAATTGCAGTAACTAAAAAAAGACCTTCTGGCCTTTAATATAGATAGCTTTAATTTCTTTTCCTGTAATTCTTCTAATGCTTTTAAGTATTCCAGCCTATCCATCCTTATCAATTCCTAATTTTTTTCTCTAGCTTACTTATTTCATCTTCCAGTTGATCTTCAGTTAAATTACTTGTATTTTCTACTTTAGCATTAATAGTGCTATTACTTTCAACTTGCTTTTTATCTTCCCATCCAAAATTATTCTTTAATGCAAATATAGAAAATGTGACATTACTTTCACCAGTTAATGCTCTTTCTTCCATAGATGCTTCAACTATATCTTTAGCCTTTTTTATAGTGGGGAAAAATTCATCTTTTTCAGAATAGTTATATAATGTTTTTCTATCTATTCCTATCCATAAAGCGAGTCCACTTAATGTATAAGGCTTATTATGTTGTTCACATCTTTGCCAGTATTCCATTATCTTTTGTTCTAATTCTTCTTGTGTCCTAAATATTCTCGGTCTACCTACTGCCTTTTTCTCATCCATAGACTCACCTTCCTTTCTGTTTTATTGCATAATAAAAGGACTCTATTTTTCTAGAATCCTTTCCTTTAACATTATTCATTATGATCAACTTTATCCCATATATAAGCTACATCTTTATATTCTTCATCAACCTTATTATATAATACTATCATAGAAATTTATCAAGAGGCACTCAGTTGGGTGTCTTTTATTATTTATAAAAATTTTTTTGAATTTATAAATAATTTAAAACTTTTTATAATATATAAATCGTCTTATAAGTATAAGAAAGAAATGAGGGAGATGGTTTATTATGAAAAAGAATTTATTAAAAATGTTATTGATTGGATGTATGGTTGTTAGTTCAGCATCAACAGGTGTATTTGCTTCAACAGCGAATGCTAATAAAATAAAAGAAAATGAAGTGGTTCAAGTTCAAGAAGATTACATATTAGATAAAGAATTTAAAGAATATATATTATCTTTAAAAGGTATAAGCAATGATGAAAAACAAAAATTAATAGAATCAGAAAAAGTGATACAACCCATATATAAACAAATTGATATATTACTTGATAAGGCTGAAAGATATTACAGAAATAAGAATGATATATTAACATATGACAGAAAGAAAGATGAAGATTCAGAAAATCCATTAAGAAATGCAGATAATAGGATAAGT